GCTTGCGGAAGTAGAAGGCACGCTCAAGGGCAGACAACCCCTGAGGTGACGTGGCAGCATAGCCTGCAGCCCTGGCGTTAGCTATGTTCTCACGAACACGGCCTGAGCCTGCGAATTGATCGTGGCGAAGTCGCATGGTCAGCAAGCGAAGTACAGAGGCTTGATCGCCTTATGCTCAAACGTATCAGTCTTGCGATCATACGTCAAGCGGTCACGAACGACCCTGATCTTACCTTGTCGCTCAAGGTTAGTCACAACGGACTTCGTGCCCCAGCTGTGATGCGAGCGGAGTGTCAGATCATTGATCTCAAAGAGACGCAGACCAGGACGCTTGCGGATGGTGCGAAGAACAGCACGCTCCGTGAGCTTCTGACCCAGCGCCGAGACGGTGCGGGAAAGCATTGGTTTGGTGGTGGGTTGAACTGTGGAAATGGTACCTGACAGAGCGGATCGATGTCAAGTGATTGATCAGAACTGAGTGGGCTCGGTGTCGTTCCGGCTCTCGTGTGCTGATGTCATGCACTGTATCAGATCATGGAAGCCCGTGATGTTATGCGGGCTGATCTTGTTACATTCCGTCATGTATCGGCGGATACATAAAGGAGAACCCTGTGTCTGACTGGATTCGTGCATCAAATTAACGGGGATTCTCGGAATGTCAACAGTTCTCCTGATTTGCTTAAGAATCCCGACAGATTGCGAGAGATTGGGACGGACGAGACCAGCGCTGCCAAGGGATCCGGGGCAAACTCGTAGCGATTATGAGATTCACGAGACCGGCATGGGGGTACACGCCGCCAGCGAGCGTTATATAA